TATGTTGAACCTAATGCACGATAACGATAAACAACATTTCCAGCACTTGCAATAAATACAGTAGTAAACACAATTTGTTTGGTTACATAATTTATTGTGGATACTGTGTATTGTGTTGGCAAACCAGAATTACTAAATGTCAATACATCACCAGCATTGATAATTTGATGCGGCAGATTTGAATATGTCAGCGTTGTTGTTCCTGTGCCGCTTGAATACAGCAATCCCAAATCTTCATAAGTATTACCAGCCGCCACAGAACGCATAGACACAATCGCCACAAATTCACCAACAATGCAAGCAGTGTTCATAGTCACTGTTGTGCTGGATTCTGTGTATTCTGTTGTGTCAAGCAATACGCCATTGCGATAAATCAAATCTTGACCAGTGATATATCCAGCTTGTCTTGCAGTCGGCGTGAATACTGTTTGTCCAGCCGTTGCTGTGAAATCTTCTGATGTGTAATAAAAATTGTCGGGCGGTACAACACCAACCACACGACCATAAATGTCAATGGTCAATGATGCAACTGAACTTGTGTAAGTTGTTGCGCCGCCAAAATTTAAATATTGAGCCAAAGACCCAATCATTGTGCCATCAGGATTATTGGTAATTGCAATCTGACCAGAACCAACAGTAGTTGTGCCTGTGCGCGTTAATTGACCCGTGCGTATATCAAGGTCAATGTAGTTTGTGCCATCAGGCAATGCAGACCACAGCGAATTGTCAAATGTTGATACAGGAACATAAGCCGCAGTTGAAGAAGCATAAGCCGCTGGCGCAGTACCAAAGCTGAATTTTCTACCTGTGCGATTTATAAAACAAAGTTTATTTGCAGTGCCAAATGTCGGTTGCGCCAAATACCATGTGTAATTGGAAGCAACCGCGCTGTATGTGCTTGATGTTGAGTTGTACAAGCCATAATAATTCTTACTTGTAGGTGAAGATGAAATGTTTGTGCCAACAAGGTCATCACCATAAGCAACCACCACATATTGATTTGCATAGGTAAATGTAGTAGGTCGCCATTGAAACACTGCCGATGGTGAACTGTAAATGCTTGAGCCAAGACCATTGACCATGCGGGTGAAAAAGTACCAATTACCCGCTGGAATATCTTGCAAAGTGATGGTCAAATAAGTGCTTGGTGAATATGGGTTGCCATCAGACGCAATGGCAGATGTTCCAGCAAAGAATCTTTGTGCGGTGGTTGGGCTTGCATAAGCAGAATACCAACATTCAACATAATCCACAATGCCAGCGGTAGATGTCGTTATGTCAATAACAAATGATGGATTTGCCGCAGATGGATTACTTGCGGTTACAACTGGTGTCGGAATTGTTCCAAACGTCAAAGGCGAAGCCAAACCTGTATTGGGTGATGGCGTGAATTGCGTGATGCTTATATCGTCATAGACTGTACTGTTGTATTCAGTCAGCATCAGCGTTGCAGTGATTGTTCCATCAGAGCCAAAATTCTCAGTCACTTTGGCAATCCGAAATAACTTGGCAGACCAACCATAATTTGTGTTGGTTAAAGAAACAATATCACCAGCTTCTAACTGCAAACCAACATAGCCAATGGTCAATTGAATTTGCAAATCTTCACGACAGGCTTCCAAGAAACGATTTGCAATGTATTGCGCCCGTACATCATTGTTAACCAATGGCAAACTGATTGACTGTTTGTTTACTGGTTCATTTGGATAAAGCAATGATGGGTTAACAACAGCAAGATTAAATGTTGCCGAATTGAAACTGTCCTGCGCTGAACTATCTGGGAATTTAACTTCTGCAATATTAAATGATGAAGCAATATCCAAAGGCGTGACGTTAATAGAGCCAATAATGTTGCTGTCATTCAATGCCATTGCAACCGTATAAGTCGGACTTTGAACCACTACGCCCCATGTGTTTGTGATTTCGCTGTAGCGAAGCAAGCAATCACAGCAAGTAGCCATGTATTGCAAATTGGTCATGATGGGTTGTTGTGTATCCAAAACACCATCAAAGCGGAATCGTTGCGGCAAAGTGCTACTGCCACTGGTGTAAGTCGTATATGTGAATGTCTGGTTGCAATAAGCATTCAGTGCGGTCAGGCTTGTGCTGTTGATGTTGGCAGTAGGAATTGCCGCGCCATAGCGAGTGGAAAACAAATAATCGCTGAAGCAATCGCCGGGCGCATATCTTGAATTCGTAACTTGAAATTTGGTTTGCTGGATGCCTGTTAAGTTTGCGCTTGCTGAATATCTGATTTTGACAATCACAAAAGCGCAGTTGCTCATCAGCTTGGTGTTATTCCACTGATACGTCAAACTTGTATTGCCCATGACTTGTATGCCATAAGCAAAAAAACTGCTGTTAGTTGGGTTTGTTGAACCGTTGCGATAAAAATAGAATTCCAACTTGCCAGCAACAGAATAGTCGTAAAGACCCGTAGACTCATCTAATAGCGAAGCGACCACATAGCCTGTGCCATCAAAAACAACCCGCTTGCCGCCCCAATAGACGTTGCCAAAAGTGATTGTGTCGGGTGTGCCACCGTTTTCGGTGTTGGTCACCTCGCATAACGCAAGGCAGTAATATAAATTTTGGTAATCGCTGGTGATGGATACGTCAGTGATTGTTCCGCCTGTGTAGGCAGAACCATAGATAACTGGAATCTTGTTGTCGCCAGCGGGAGGAATCTGCAAGCGACTGCCGGGGTTTAATTGGTCGCCGCCTGTATTATTATTGTTTGAATCATTTGAAAATTGCTTGGCAAGAATTGAAGATGCCACCATGTTGATGGCAAAAGACAAGGCGGCATAAGCAAACCCTGTGTTTACACCCAAAATAGCATAAGCAATTATTGAACCAGGCATTATTTAATCCAAGTTTCTTCCAACTTTTCAAAACCGAACTTTTCATATGACAAGTCGGGACTGTTGACCATTTTACTGAGACTGAAAAATTGAATGCGGTTTTCTTGCTTCCATTCTTCACATTGCTGAATGTAGGCGTGAAGCAGTCGATGGGCAGACTTGCCGCCACGATGTTCCTCGTCAACCCAAAATGCAATTTCGCTGACTTGCATCACTTCAGGATTCCAAATGTTTGGGTGCTGTGCGGCAACCACCATGCCAACAGGGTCATCGTCTTTGATGGCAAGTAGGATGAACCCTGCGCCAGCAATGATGTTGTTAATCAGCTTTTCAATATGTTCTTGATTACTAGAATCACGCAAAAACTGCGCTGGTGCTTTGTCGCGGTATGCCTTGAGCATCCGAACAATGGCTTCCATGTCAAATTTGTTGGCTTGTCTTATCATGTTTTATCCTATGAGTTGGGTGAAGCGTTTTTACCGAATTGATAGTTTATCGTTTGAATGAAATTAACGCGATTCATGCTGGTGTCGGTTGCATTGAATTGCGTCCATGCGTTATTGTTGGTGTAACGTCCTGCCGTGCGGTTTTGCAAAATAAGCTGAATGCTGGATGCGCTGACGGTCACTGTGCCGACATAGCCACGAATTTCTTCCATCCATTGTTCACTGATGCTGAAGCTGTTGATGAAGCCTGTGAAGTATTGATACAGACCGCTGTTTGATGTTGATGATTGCCAAGGCACTTGGACATTACTGTTATTTGTCCATTCAAGATAATAATTTAAGGAATTAATCCATGCGGCATTGCTGGTAGTTATCAAGTTTCCAGCCGCATCAAAAAACCCATGCCACATTTCAATCTTAGAGCCTTTGATACCCGCGCCAAGCACAAGCGATAACATAGTGGTGTCTATACCTACCAAGGTCACAGTTGTTTCGTTGGCGGTGCTTTTGATGTCTCTGGTTGCCGAACCAATGCTGACCAGTTGGCTTAAGCCTGTAAATGGCAATGAATCTACTGACGCAACAGTGATTGCGGTTGGCGCAGTTGAAAACCGATACACAGCGGATGCCGTTGTGATTCGCACAAAGTCGGCATAGCGGATTACGTTGGTATCTTCAACTGGTGCAATTATGTTCACAGCACAACCTCGTAAGCATTGAACGCACCATCCCACTGAATGAATGAATCATTGGTCATTGGCACAAGCGTATAGGTCGGGTAATCGCGCAAGACAACAGGGAAAGTCACGCCTGTGTAGGTTGACCCGCCCAAGCTCGTTGTTGTTCCGTATTGACCGATTACGGCAGGGCTTTGAGCCGACACAGGGGTCATGATGGTGCGGTGGACAGGAATGGTCACAGTAGATGCGCCGCCGCGCTGAACATCAGCCGTTGCAATGTAGGCATAGCGGTCAATCTGGATAAAGTCGCCTGTTTTGACAATGTACAAAGTAGATGTGATTGCTGGCAATGTTCCAAGAATAATGTTCTTGCCTGTTGTGCCAACTTCAATCGTTGTTGCGTTTGCTTGAACGCTGGACATATCGCCTTGGTACTTGATGTAGTTCAGCCAGCCAGTTGTGCCAAAGTTGATATATTGCTCAGTGATTCGGTCAGCAGTGCGAAGCGCAGACAACACTGACCGATTGGTGCTGTACTGCAAATAATTCATTGGCTTGATAGTGAACTGAAATGGTTGGACAGTCAGAATCTCCGATGTGCTGATTCGCATATTGCGCGACAACATTTGACCAGCAAATTTGTGGTCTTGAATGCTGACGGTTTCAGCGATTGATAGGATACTTTGTAAGCTCATGGCATGACCTTAATAGGATGGATACCATTTCAAAGTGCCTTGGTTGTAAGTCATTATTAATGCCTTACCCACCACGGCTGTAGAAGCTAGTGCAATATTACCTGCGATTGTTGTAGTAAAAATTCCAGTTGGAATAATTGTTATTTGACCGCCTGTCAATGAAATAGGCGTTGGCGCAGTAATAGTAACAACAGGCGTAACGCCAGACACAAACAAAACAGATGTTGTTGGCGCAATCGTTGTGGCACTTGCAATGGTCGGCGCAGTTTGTTTAGTGGCTTGCAACCCTTGGAAAACTAAGTTTGCACCTGATGCGCTAAGTGCCGCATCATAGTAGGCAAAGTTTGCATCCAGATTTGCAAGTGGAATCGGTGACGTTGCGGAAGCGAATGTATTTGGGACTGCCATGTTTTACCTCGATACTGGAACTGAACGATTTGCTGATTGGTACGAAGCCCAGATTGTCTGCTTGTTCTTTGCCAAGAATTGCATTCCTGATTGTGTGTCAATGGCACTCATGCTTGCAATATATGGGCCATTGTAGTTAATGGTTTGACCGCCGCCGCCCATTGCATCTGCAAGATTGTTTGTTGGAATAATTGTTCCAGCACCAGACGGCACAAACATTTCTGGCCCACGTTCGCCAACCAAATATGAAGTGTTGCTTGCAACAGGGCCACCTTCTGCTCTTGCAAATTGGTTGCCTGATGAGCCAGCACCTAAATCCACAGGGGTTGCGCCGCCACCCATGAAATTAAATGCCATTTTCATCAAGCCCATCATTTGCATACGCATTTGAATCAAAATCAAATCTTGAATCACGCTTCTTGCAAAATCTTTAAAACTGAATTTTCCACTTCTGACAAAATCCTGCAAAGCCATATCCATGTTGCTCATGACAGACATAAACGCTTGTTGCCCCATTTGCAATTCAGTCGGTATGGAACGCACATATTCTTGAAAGCCTTTAGCAATGCCTTCATTGAAATAACCTTCTGTTTCTTTGCGGGATACATCTAAAACTTCACGCGCTTGGTCAATGGATTTTTGGCGCAACTCATTATTATTTTGAATGGCAATAGCTTCTTCTTCTGTTGAAAGTTTTTGCTCATTGGCAAGCATTTTAATTTGATATTCTTGCTCTGCATATTTTTGCCTGATTGCAACAATGTTTTGAGCATATTTCAATTCATAAGATTTTAAATCTTTGTATTGTGTACCAACAAGAAACAATTCACGTTCATTGTCTAATTGTTTGTTTTGCACTCGTTCGCTTTCACGATATGCCAACGCATTGCTTTCCAAAAGATGTTGATGGTCTTCCTCAAGGTGCATTATTTTTGCTTCTGCTTCCATTTGTCGAACAGATGCTTGATAACGTTTTTCAGCAACTCTTTCATTTTCTTTCATTATTTCTTCGGTATATTTTCTTCTTTGCTCAAGCACTCGCTTTGCGTGTTCTAACTCTGGGTCTTTTCCTTTTTTTGTATCTCTTAATGGTTCATCTGTATCAATAGGAAAACCAATGCCGCGACTACCGCCGGGCGTTTTGTTCATATACAACGGCAAGCGTTCACGAATCATGCCGGGTAAAAATTTGTTGTACGCATCATGAAGCGTATCAATCAGGCTTCTGTTTTTATTTACATACCCATCAAGCAATTCATTGATTTTGGTCATTGCTGGCGCAAGCACTTCAGTAAACGTCATTGCAGTGTTGTGCGCTTGCTTGCCCAACAGGTCAAAGAATTTTCCAGCTTCTTGAATGCCTTTGATTTGTTGTTCAGTGACCTTATTGGTTGCCGCCATGCCATCTGTAAAGTCCAGCATATCAACGCCTTTAGCTGATTTGCCAAACATTTCCATTGCCATTGCATTGCGGGTAATTGCATCTGCTTGTTGACTTAATCCCGCCGTTGTTTTGGCAAGCAATGCGTCCATTGACATAGTGCCAATGTCTTTTAATGAAACGCCTAATTTTTGAAATGTTTTTTGCGCTTCGAAAGAACCACCAGCAGCCCTATCCACAAAAGCGGTAAACGATGACATAAATTTTGTAGCGTTTTCTGCCGCGCCGCCTGACTGATTTAAAGCCAGTTTCATTTTTACAATGGTGTCTATTGCAACCTCATTGGCTTTGGCAGTTTCATAAATGTCATCAGCATATTTTAAAGATGCCGCCGCCGCCGCAGTTAATGCGATGGCGGCATTCTTGCCAGCCATAATCGCTTTTTCTGCAAACTGTTCTAATTTTTTACCGGCGTTTTCAATTCCAGCAACAAATTCTGCTGAATTAAGCCCAAGAACAACACCTAAACGACCGACATTATTCGCCATCTTTTACCCCGAATCTATCGCGTGAAAAGCCCGGTGCTTGACTCATGAACGCAAGCAGTTGCTCGTTTGCTTGCTGTTTTTTCTGTTCCTCAGTCAATGGCGGGTACAGGTAATCATACGCATTACCCAGAATGTTGGCTAGTTTATAAGGTGGCGCATTGCTTGACCTCATGTAATTAAACACGCCATTAGTCAGGCTTGCAAAAATGTTAAGCAAACCTTGATTGCCTACCATGCCATCTGCGTACATTGTCTGTAATTGCGCCATTGTCATATCGTCCAATTCCGCTATTGTTTCATGTGTATGCCCATTGAAAATCATCGCGGTGATGACTTGACCTCTCAATGAGCCAATTAGTTTCCCTTTGTCTCCTTGTATGTCGGGCTGATTGCTTCGGTAATTTTTTCCACCAGTTGCATTTGCACCGCCATTGGAAATTCAGCTTCAATTTCTTGATAAGTCAAATCATCAAGTGATGCACCATCTTGTTCTGGCACAAGCAATTTAATAAATTCAGTAATCTTAATTTCAACTTGAATTTTTTGACGCGCCACTTCGCGCATGGAGCGGCCTTCAATTTGCACATCATCATCAGTAAAAACAAAGCCAGCATCAGTGTCTTTAAATGTCATCAACGGTTCAGTAATTTGTTTATATGCATTTTCCACTTGTTCTTTGTCTGGTTCATTAATGCGTTTGTAAATCTCATCTGATTCGTAAACGTAAGGAATCCGCACTTTAAAAGTATGACCGCCCAATTCAAATTTGCGAATAAATAATTTGCTTTTGTTTTCTTTGTATTTTTCGCCAAATGCTTCTGTAAATCGTGTCATGTTGTGTCCTTGTTTAATAACCTAAATATCGCATCTTGTAATTGTCAATTCTGTACGACAAAATTCTGCCAAGGTTTTCGAGTATGGTAGGGCTTGCTTGTTCCATGCCCACGCGCATAAATGGATGCGCTGGATTTCTTGCCGAACCAAATTCTTGAGCAACCGCCCTTGCATCGTATGGAAAACCAGTAGACAGAGCAAACTTTTTAAATGCTTTTTGTCTTTGTGATGGTGATAAATCTTTATTATCTGCGTGCCACTGTTTTTTTAGTTTCTTTGGAAATGCTTTTGTGGTCACAAGTGCAATGGTTGTATCGCCTAAACGCACATACAAAGAACGCTTGTCACGTTTGTTTGGTCGCCGTGCTTCAATCCACAAATGCTGTGCTAATGCACCTGTATCTTTTGGTGCATTTGCGCGTATTGCTTGTAACGCTGGTTTCATAGCTTCACGCAAAGCAGGAACTAGCACTTTACTGTTTGCTTTTTTATCGCCAATTTGTTCTGCAATATCGTCAAGATTACGCAAAACATTATCTAAACCTTCTAGTTTAAAACTGAATGTTGCCATTTCAAACCCTCCATGCGCCGGGTTTTATCAAACGATGAAACAGCAACTCATTCAATTCTTTGGCGTACTCGACCACTTCTTCTGGTGTCATTTTGTCAGCATGACGCGCCGCAATTTCATGCGCGAGGCTTACGGCAGTCATTTTTTGCTGTGTGAACCCAAACCAATCCTTGCGGGTATCCGCTTGTTGAACAAGAAAACTTAGCAAGTCGGCGGTGTTCTGTATTGTCGTGTCTGTCATGTTTATTCCTGTGTATCTGTTTGCGTTTCAACAACAGGGTTGTATCGTGCGAGTACTGTTAGACAAACAAACTCCACGGTGTCAGGCTTTGCTTTTGCAAGCGCGGTTGCCACTTCACTGGCTTTCACTTCCAACCCTTGTGCCACAGCATCTAAAGATTGGTAAGTGGTCGCCAACACTTCAACAGCGTCAGCGACTTTCATTAGGAGTTACTCCAGCCGTATTGGTTACCGCGAGGATGGATGGTGAACACAGCCTTTGCTTCTGCACCGGGCTGTGAGTCAATTTGGAATTGACCAACACGACCATTAAAAGCATAAGCCACAGTATTCGTTCCATCATAAGCCGCCACCACATAAGTCCGGTCAACCAGACCAGAATAAGCGTCAGCACGAATCAACAACAAACCAGCATCTGATGGATTCCATGCCGCAGTGATGGTCATAGAAGTCGGTGCAGACTGAGTTGGTATTTTGTCGCTTTGGCGTGAACCAGCAACCATGAAATTGGCAACAGCGTCATCTTGACCAAATGCGGGTACTGCTTCAATCGTTGCCAGTGCTGTGCCTGATGCACCTGTACCGCCAGCGGATGTGCCGACCAGTGTTGCAACTGACGCTGTCCAGACTGCTAAGTTTGCGGTACTGAACGGTGATGCGCTTGTTTGCATCCAAAATGATGCAACAAAGCCGGGTAGGACTTTTGATGGTAATGCCATGTTTGATTCTCCTGATTAAGCGGTGTTTGTCCAACCATATTGATTGCCACGGGGATGCAAAGTGAAAACTGCTTTTGCTTC